AGTAAGATTATGGAAATGAGGAAGTAACTTATGCCTATAAACGCATTGACTAGTGATTTTGAATTAGACGACCCGTTTGCACCTAATTTAGGACTAGCTCCACAAGTTAAGGTACAAGAGACAGCGCCAATAGCTCCTGAAGCTCCTGTAAGCGTTTCTCAGCCACTTTCTCCTGCTATGCCTACCACCACTACTGCTATGGCTCCTGCGCCTGCTGTAGAGCCTTACAAAGGCGTTCAGCGTCAAAGCTACGGTGAGGCTCCTAAAGCTACAAGTCAGTCAGTTTCTACAGATAATGTTGCTGATAGATTTAAAAATTATCTTGCTACAGATTTTACAGCGGACAAAAAAGATTTAGTTGTTAATAAGAAAGATAGGTTTGCTATGGCTGATGGCGAGCTGGCTATTAACGTAGACGACTGGGCAACCACCAATGCTCAAGGTACTGCCTTCACCAACATGGTAAAAGAAACAGGAGCTTCTTTAACTAAAGCGAGCGCACAACCTTTAAAAGTAAACTGGCCTTACGGATACGATGCTGACAATCTTTACATGAAGTTGCCTGAAGAACTCGATGGCGAGTTTAAGATGGACAGCGGGTTTACAAAGGAAGAACAAGACAAATACTTTGAGTTATTGTCAACAGGCAGCTTTAAAGACATTAGTGGCGGTAAAGCTGGTGTTGGTGAATACAGCATGGTTTGGGTTAAAGACCCTCCAGAAGAATCTTTTTTTAAACAAGTGCTAGCTAATCCTTTAGTTAATATTGCTTTATCCGCTGTTGGTGTTCCTGTTTATCTTACTACAGGTGCTAAAGTAGCTGCTGGTGTAGACGTTAGTCCTCTTGAGATAGCTATGACAGCTATGGCTGGTTTAGATAAATTAGGTGTTACTAAACCGCCTGTTCCTGCTGGAGCTTCAACTATTGACCCTACCAACATTGCTGCTGTTTCTGGCGACGCTGCTTTAGATGCTTATTCAGCGGCTACCCAAGGCACTGGTTTATTCGGTTTAGGTTACAATCAAACACAAAACTTAATAAAAGCAGCCGCTTCTGACAACTTAGTTGAAGGTGTTGTTCAAGCGTTTGGTGCGCCGCTAGTTGAAGAGTTTATTTCTACTTTACCACAAACAGACTTAACAGCTCTAGCTGCTAAAGTTGGAGTACAAGCAGACGATTTAGCTTCTGGTTTAAACACTGCAATTGCTAAAGTAGCTGGCGGTGCTAGTTTAGAAGATGCTCTGAAAGCAGGCGCTATTGATTATATCAGGGAAGGTGGTAGTTTATCAGCAATTATTCCTGACTTTATTGAAGAAGCTGCAAAGTCATTAGAAGATACAGTCAGAGAAGTAGGAAGCTTTCTTGATGACGAAGTGTTCCAGAACATTAAAGACATTGCCCCAGACCTTAGCGGCATAGAGGATGCGTTTAGAGAAGGTGGTTCAGCTATTAACGATTTTGTACAGCCTGTTATTGACAAAGCTCAAGAAGTAGGGCCAAAAATAGAAGATGCTGCTAGGGAAGTAGGTAAAACTTTATCGCCATTAGAAGATATTATTAAAACAATAGGAAAAGGAATGTTGACTGGTGGCGCTATTGCAACAGGGGCTGCGCCACAACTATCTCCAACAAGAACTACAGACAGCTTGTTTGGTGACGAGTTATTTAAATTTAAAACACAAGTAGGCGCTGATATGCCTGAGTTAGTTAAATTACAAAGAAGGTATCAAGCATGACATATCTACAGCTAGTAAACAGTGTTCTACGCAGGTTGCGCGAAGAAGAAGTAGAATCTGTTAATCAAAATAGTTATTCTAAACTTATTGGTGAGTTTGTTAGTGACGCTAAAAGAATTGTAGAAGATGCTTGGGACTGGTCGTCGCTGAGAACAACACTGACAGTTGTCACTACTCCTAACGTATTTAGTTATGGTTTAGCAGGTTCTGGCTCTGCTCTTAAAGAGCTTGATGTTGTTAACGATACGTCAAATAGATTTATGAAGATAGCTACGTCACGCTGGATGGACAACGCCTTTCTAAACGGAGAAGCTCCTGTAGGGCCACCAGAGTATTATTCTTGGAATGGTTTTACTGAAGAAGGCTACGCTATTGTTGACATGTACCCTATCCCAGACACTGCCTATAACATTCGTTTTAATGTTGTAAACAGAACAGCAGCATTTACAGAAGACAGTCAAGTTTTAAATGTTCCATCTTCTCCTGTAATTCAACTAGCAGCAGCACTAGGCGCTAGAGAACGTGGTGAGACTGGTGGAACGAGCGCAGCAGAGCTATTTGGTTTAGCTGACCGTGCTCTATCAGACGCTATAGCTTTAGACGCTGCTCGACATCCTGAAGAGACTATCTGGACGGTGGTGTAATGGCTCAACAATTACAGAACATTACAATAGCAGCTCCGGGATTTTTTGGTTTAAACACACAAGACTCTCCTATTGGCTTAAACCCTTCGTATGCCTCTGTAGCTGACAACTGTGTTATTGACCAATTAGGTCGTGTAGGAGCGCGTAAGGGCTATACGTTAGTAACAACTAATGGCCCTGCTGTACTTGGAGACAGTAGAGGAATCTGTTGTATCTTAGAGTTTATTAGTAGAGCCAATGTAACAACTATATTCTCTGCTGGTAATCATAAAATATTTACAGGCACAACTACTCTAGTCGAAGTAACGCTACCAGCAGGCTACACAATTACTGAAGACAACTGGAGCATTGTTTCATTTAATAATGATGTTTACTTTTTCCAAGTAGACCACGCTCCGTTGATCAGTGTTGCTGGTTCTACAACGCTTTCGTTATTGACTTCTTCAGGCACAAACATGCCACCAGAGGGTAACGAAGTATTGGCTGCTTTTGGTCGTCTTTGGACTTGTGACCTTGCTAACAATAAACACACTGTTTACTGGAGTTCTCTGCTGGCTGGTGACGAATGGCATGGTGGCTCTTCTGGCTCTATAGACTTAACAACTGTATGGCCTAACGGCTATGACGAAGTAGTTGCTTTGAAAGAACACAACAACTTCTTGTTAGTCTTTGGTAAAAAGAATGTACTTGTGTTTAATGGCGCAAGCAGCCCATCGTCACAGTTGGCTTTAACAGATGCTATTGAAGGCACAGGCTGTATTGCAAGAGATTCTATACAATCTACAGGGTCAGACTTGATTTTTCTTTCTACTCGTGGTATAATGTCATTACAGAGAATTATACAAGAGAAATCACTACCACTTAATGACGTTAGTAAAAACATTAGAACTGACCTGTTAAACTACATAGCCATTGAAGAGCAGCAGAACGGACACAGAGAAGCTGTTAAATCTATTTATAGCCCCATAGACGCTTTCTATTTATTAACACTGCCTGCGAGTCAAGTAGTGTATTGTTTTGATGTTAGAGCGCCTCTGGAGAATGGTTCATTTCGGGTAACTACTTGGTCGTCAATCAACCCACTAGGATTTTCTATGTTTGCTGACGATCAGCTGTACATGGGACGCGCTGAAGGTATAGTTAAATATGATGGTTATCTCGACAACGAGACACAGTATCAAATGCGCTACTTTAGTAATCCTATGGACTTCCAAAGCCCCACTAATTTGAAGTTTTTGAAGAAGTTTAACTTAACTATCATTGGCGGTCAATCCACACAAACAACGCTAAACTGGGGTTATGATTATACAGATGCTTTTTCTAAACAGCTTGTTAGTTTTGCACAGTCTTCCTTTGACGAATACGGAGTTGCTGAGTATAACATTGCTGAATACAACGCAGGCATCACAATTAACACTCCAAAAGTAAACACTAGCGGTAACGGCTCTGTTGTTACTATTGGTATTGAAGCTCAAATAAACAACTCTTCTTTTTCTATTCAAAAAATTGACATACTTGCTTTAATAGGACGGATTATTTAATGGCTAATTACACTAAAACAACTAACTTCACAACTAAGGACACGCTTCCTTCTGGCGCTGCTAATAAGATTGTCAGAGGATCAGAGCATGATACAGAATATACTGCTATTGCTGTTGCCATTGCTACTAAAGCAGATCAATCTAGTTTAACAGCGACTAACACTACTGTGGCGTTAAAAGCTAACATTGCTAGTCCAACATTCACAGGGACTGTTTCAGCAACCACAGTTAATGTTTCAGGAACTCTCACCGCTGGTACTATCAATGGAGGTACATTCTAATGGCGTATGATGCAATGGGTAATTATATTCCTGATCAAATGGGAATGGCAGGGCCGCAAGGACAGCTAACTAACCAAGGTGGCTACTTCAACACGCAGTTGCCGCAACAGCCTACAGGTGCTATGCCTGCTGGTAATACACAGCTTAACATTCCTAACGCACCTACAGGTGGCCCTAGCACTGGACAGGTTGCTGGTGGTTTAGCGCTTGGTGGCTTACTTAGCGGTAATCTTGATTTTGGTAACTTGTTAAAAGCAACTGGAAACTATTACACTGGTCAACAAGCTATTGAAGGGGCTTATGGCGTAGGACAAGCTGGTCTTACAATGGCAGAGCAGATGGGACAGCGGGCTGCTGATACAGCGCAGTTCAAGCCCTATACTGTCACAACAGGTCTAGGCAGAGCTGCTACAACTCCTGAAGGTGGTTATACATTAGAACTTAGCCCACAACAGCAAGCACTACAAGCGCAGTTGATGGGACAGGCTCAGAACTTGTTTGGTCAAGTTGGTCAAGACCCTGCTGCACAACAAGCAGCCTTGTACGAGCAGATCAGAGCTACGCAGATGCCAGAGGAAGAACGTCAGCGTTTGGCAATGCAGGAGAACTTGTTTGCTAGTGGTCGTGGTGGTCTACAGACTGCTCAGTACGGTGGCTCACCAGAGCAG